CTCTGACTTCTACCGATTCCGGAGAGAAGAACGACCTGGCTTTCCTCCTGAATCCGAAGGACGATCTGATTGCAGTCAACCCGCACAAGTTGCGCCTGATCGAAAACATCTACGGCAAGGATGGACTGACCTTTAAGGGGAAGGGGGCGAAAAACTCTATCGCGGTCGTGAAGGGCGGCAAGCCGGTCGCCGTCATCATGCCGTTCCAGATTGATCCCGACTTCCTCGACATCCCCACGGCCAAGAAGACGATGGCTGCTAAGGCATCGGATCAAGCAGCGTTCTCCCGCGATGCCAACACACCCGGAACGCCCGCCTACAAAGCCACACATCCGACTTTCTATAAAGCCAAGCCGAAAACCGAACCTGAACCCAAGAGCGAAGCCGAGACCGATATCGAGCAGTATCAGGCTGAGCACAAACCCGGCAACTTCGCGCAACTGGTGATCGACCACGGCAAAGCCGCCGACGCGCTGACCAAATTGCTTAAAGACCCGAACGCCGACCCGAAGGAACTGGCTGCGGCTGCGGCGAAGGTTGATGAGTATGCACCCGCAATGGAACGCGAGATGGGCATGCGCGGCGGTCCCGTCTACGCGGAGGACTTTGGGTATGCTAAAGCTGCCGAAAATCAGTTATCAACATCTCCAGAGGATACCGTCAGAAGACCCCCTAGTGAAGGCGATGATACAGGTGGCAAAGGAACTGGCGGAGGAGGACTCACAAGCCTCACGCAAAGAAGTGAACCAGCCGGAACTAGCAGCGAAGTAACAGCCGCCAAGGAGCCAAAGGAAACGCCGTCCGCTCTCGGTTCGACTTTCTACTCTGGCGGCTTCCTCGATCCCACCCTCTTCAAAACCCTCTTCCCCGAAGTAGCCGAGCGATTCAAAAACTGGGCAACCGACGAGATCACGCCCGGCGACCAGCAGCGGGAGATGATGCGCGAGACCCGCGGGGAGCGTGATCGCCAAGTAGCCGTTGTCGCCAAGAGGCTCCAGTCTACCCGCAACAAGTGGACAGTCCGCTCCCGCGAGGACTCGATGGCCTTCTTCAACGCCGTCGAGAGCGGCGATCTGTCCAAGCTCTCGCCCGAGGATCAACGGCTGGCCAAGGTGATTCACAGCGGGTTCCAACCGCTCATCAAGGAGATCCAAGACCTCAAGCCCCAGGCCCTGCAATCTCTGATCGAGAACTACTTCCCGCACATCTGGGAGCAGCCGTCGATGGCCGCAAAGACGCTGCGCGCCGTCATGGCCGGGCGCCGTCCCTTCGCCGGTTCGGGTTCGTTCCTCAAGAAGCGCACCATCCCGATGATGCAGGACGGCATCGACATGGGACTCAAGCCGGTCTCGTGGAACCCGGTCGATCTTTTCCTGCGCAAGTATTCGGAGATGAGCCAGTTCCTGATGGCGCACAAGACGCTGGAAATGATGAAGGAAGCCGGAACAGCAAAGATGGTGCGACCTGGCCAAAAGCCCCCCGACGGCTGGCGGCAACTCGATGACAGAATTGGGACCGTGTATGGCCGCGAGACCACGGTAAACCCGGAGAAGATTGATTCGGCGACCTACGATAAGACCTATGTCGGCGGCACACAGCCAATCCCCAGCGTAGCCCGCGAAGATATTGAAGACGCAATGAATCAGGCTATGGTCATTCGTGGCCACTTCTACGCACCCGCAGACGCGGCCCAGATATTCAACCGCTACGTCTCCCGCGGTCTCGCCGGCCGCTCTGCGATCTACGACGTACTGCGCTGGACTAACAACAACCTCAACTCGCTCCAGTTGGGCATCTCTGCGTTCCATGCCTCAACCACGGCTGTCAACGCTGCGACCAGCGAGGTAGCCCTGGGCATTCAGCAGTTAAGTGAAGGCAAACTCCTGCCGGCGGCGGCGCATATCGTCTCAGGGGCAACTGTAGCGCCCGGTGTTATCCGCACGATGGTCAACGGCTCAAGGATGATGCGCGAATACCTCTCGCCCGGCAGTTACCGGAAGTTCGCCGCGGAAGCGACAGCGGTAGCTGAAGCCGGAGGCAGGGCCAAGATGGACGTGGTTCCCATGAGCGCCTTCCGTAAAACCGTAAACGCATTCAGAAATGGTGCTGTAGGCGAAGGACTACTCTCCCTTCCCGGAACAATTCTTCAAACCACGATCGCCCCGGTAATGGATTACATGGTCCCCCGAGTGAAGATGGGGGCCTTCTACGACATGGCGCACGATGTTCTCGACCAGGCCGAACGCCACAACTGGGACGAGGACACGATTCGACGTAACATGCAGCGGGCATGGGACTCAATCGACAACCGCTTTGGTCAACTGGTGTACGACAACCTGTTCTGGCATCGCGCGCTTCAGGATACGTTGATGCTGGCCAGCCGGTCGGTCGGGTGGAACTTTGGCGACTTGCGCGAGCTGGGCGGTGGCGTCAAGGACGTAGCGCAGCAGGCCGCCGGTGTCGTTCAGGGGAAAGTACCGGAGGTTACGCCAAGGATGGCCTTCGCCTTCGCGCTGCCTTTGGTCACAGGACTTGTGGGAGCTGCGCTGACCTACCTCTGGACTGGGCAAAAAGCCGACACTTGGAAGGACTATTTCTACCCGAAACGGCTGGACGGGACACGCGTCTCGATCCCTGGCTACATGAAGGATGTCGTCGGCTTTGCCCAACACCCCATCGGAACCGTGACCAACAAGATGAGTCCATTGCTTGAAATGACGGCCGAAGCGATCAACAACCGCGATTTCTATGGCACGGAAATCCGCCACCAAGACGATCGTTTTGTGAAACAACTCTTGGAGGTTGCACGCTGGGCGAGCAGCCAGACCGAACCTTTCGCCGTCTCCGGAGCGCAGAAGCTGTTAGCCAAAGAAGGAGAGGACACGACATTCCGGTGGGCCCACCCCGTTGAGTCGGCAGAGCGCATTGCGGGCGCAGCCGTGCGGCATCCGAGCGATCTGGCTCTCGGGCAACTTGGATTCCAGCCAGCACCGGCATTCGTTCAAAACTCGAAGGCCATGAACTTAGCCCGCGACTACGAGCAGGCCAATATGCCGTCCGGAACCAAGACTCAGGCGCAGGCCGAGAAGACCCAGGCCATGCACACTATCGAAGACATGTACCGCAGGAAGCAAGTCAACCAAGCCACAATTAGCGAGTACAAAAACGCCGGAGTCATCACCGAGCATGATCTCTTTCGCGCGAAGATAGACGCGGGGACCGACCCTCTAGTGCGCGCCGTGCGCGAACTGCATCCCGAGCAGGCGCTCAATGTCTACCTCGCAGCCACGCCGGCCGAGCAGAAAGAATTGCGGACGGTAATCGAAGCCAAGGAGAACAAGATCTCGACCGAAGTTCCGCGCGATCAGCAGAGCGATCTGCGCAAGGCGTTTCACAATGCTCTACATCCGGCGCCGCAATTCAAAGCGGGCGTCGTGTAAGACAGGAGGACCGCACCATGCCGAACGGAAGAAAGCCAGGATGGAAGCCACCGCCAGAACCGAAAAAGGAACGCCGGCCACGCATATCTTTAGAACAGCGCGCCGAGCTGCGTGCTGCGCGCAAGGCTGCACGGGAGCCGGGCTATATCCCAATCCCACCTGAAAGACCCCATGTGCCAAAGCTCATGGACCCGGACCCCAACATCTTTCCCCCAAAGCTGCGCCGGGTGCTGCAGTATTACCTTGACACGTGGCCGCGTGATCTCGACAAAGCCGCACTGCGGGCATGGATGCGGCCCGAGGAATTCAGAGAGCACCTGAAGTCGCCGGGAGTAAAAGAGTATCTGCGCCGGGAGGAAGAGAAGATCGACGAGAAGGCGGCTGACCGCAGGGCAGAGGCGCGCGTGCTCACCGAGGACCACCTTGACGCGATGACGGTGAAGATCCTTGAAGACCAGACTATTCCCGCATCGCAGAAGGTGCGCATGATCGAGGTCGGCTACCGCCGGTTTGGTATGCTGAAGGACAAGGTAGAGGCCACGGGCGCGGGTGGTGCGCCGCTCGCGTTCGAGATCATCAGAATCGGATCAAAGAAGGACCGCAATGCAGGTAGCGAACCCCACACCGATAGTTAATCCTTTCATTGAACTGCAGCCCAAGCAGGGCGATATTTACGACTACGTTGTGGACGGAACTGCAACGTGGATTGGCGGCGGTGGCGGGAGAGGTGGCGCGAAAAGTGGCGCCATCCATCGAGTCATGCTGGCGCGCCGGCTGCAATGGCCGGGCACGATCGGCGCCATCGTGATGCGCAACTCGGACCAAGTGCGCGACTACCACGAGCTGCCGATGAAGCGCACGTGGCCGCAGCTTGAGCCCTATTACCACAAGGGCGACCGCACAATCACACTTCCCTTCCGCGAATCAGGCGTCCCCTCTTCCATAATCAAATTCACCTATGCTGAGACCCTTGCGGACGTTGTGCGCCGCTTCCGGTCAGCAAACCTCTTTGACATCGCAGTGGATCAGGCTGAACAGTTCACCGAGGAAGAACTCCGAGAGATGAAGCAGGCCGTGCGCTGGCCAGGGGTTCCTATTGGAACCTGTAAGTTGTGGCTGTTTTTTAACATGGGTGGGGTCGGCATCGATTTCATGCGGAAGAAGTTCCACGACCTCGAATACAATCCACAGGAAGACCCAAAGGACTTCAAGTTTGTCCACTTCTTTCCCTACGACAACGTGGAATGGTCGCGGCCGGCACTTGAGCAAGATGGTCTGACGGTAGAGGACTATTACTCATGGCCGGAGGCCAAACGCATCGACTATTGCGCCACGCGCTCTCAGTATGGCAAGGATCTGATGAGCCAGGACGAGGCGCTGGTGAAGCGCGACTTCTACGGCTCATGGGACGTTCTTGAGGGCGCTTTCTTCTCGCGGTCCTTTGATCGCAATGCGACGGTCGTTGCTCCAGAGACGGCCGACGAGATGATTAAGCCCTGGTGGGAGCGCTGGCTTGGCCAGGACTGGGCGCGCGGTCACTATTGCCCAACCTACTGGCTGGCGCATGGCGAGCTCTCGCCGTCAGAGGCGAAGAAGCTTCTCGGCTGGGACGTGCGGCTGACTTTGCGGGTGATTGTGGTTTACCGGGAGTACATTGCCGGCGGCGAGACAGCGAAGCCGTCAGATGCGGCGCGCGGGGTGACCGGGGATTTCGATGAGCAGGATGTAGCCGCGCAGATTGTAGAGAGAACTCCCAGCGGCGAGCGAGACCACTTATCCGATTTCTTTCTATCTCCCGATGCGTTCGGGAAAAAGAGCAGCCAAAACACGATCGCCCAAATTCAAGGCGAGATCCTGAATGCTGCTGGGATGCCTTATCCGCGGCAGGCCGACAACGACCGTATTGGTGGATGGTCCCTGCTCTCGCGTCTCTTCCTTGCCACGAAGCGCAAAGGACAGCGCAACGATCAGGTGCTTCTAATCTCCGCGAACTGCCCGGCGCTCATCAACTCCATTCCCTTGCTGATGCGAGACCCGAAGAACTTGAGCGATGTGCTCAAGACGGACGAATCGACAGCGCGCATTGAAATGGATACTGCGGATTCCCTTAGGTACGCCTGCAAGTCGAAGTTAGAGCCTGGGAAAAAGCCAAAGGAGGTGGAGGCTCAGGAGAAGTTGCGGGCGCTCGAAGAGGCTGGTCTGGACAGTCACAGCCTCAACATTTATCGGATTCAGTATTCTCAGGAGGCTCGTGAGCCGGAGGCCCCGGCGCGCCTGGGGCGGGGACGGGCGACCCGGCGGGTATGATCTCCCGGTAGCTGAGTTCGATCAACTCCTCACCTTTGCGTAGAAATGCAACCGGGCCATTCGGAGTCATCCTCACACGATCCCATCGGATGCTCGCAACGAGCTCTATGATGCCCGTCGCGGCACGCCTGCGCTTGATGTCCTCCCAGTCAATCTTCATCGGCCCATCGCTCTCATCATCACTCTCTGCGCTGGCGCGTAGACGCGCACGCCCTGCGGCGCCTTTGCCAGAGCGCGCTCCCGCCATTGCGAAAGTGGGCGATCACGCTCCCACGTCATAGCAGCCGTTTCCAGAGCAATCGAAGCATCAACGAATCGTTGATTCTCGGCGTCCAGCGGCTCGGGCGGGTTCACCTGGCCTCGCTGGATGGTGCTGATGATGACGTGCCTCATAGTTCAATTTCCCTTTCTTTAAGAACCCCGAGGTAATACTTCGCGTCGTCTGGGTGCAGGGGTTGATAAAATCCGCTTTGCACAAGCATTATCAGCGCTTCAAGTCCCTCATAGTCGCCACCCTTTATTTGGGACTTATATACTTAACTTCCCTAACCGTTCCTGAGAAATCTGAAAATACTTTGGATCTAGTTCTATCCCGATGAATTTACGCCCTGTCTCAACACACGCTACGCCCGTTGTGCCACTACCCATACAGTTATCTAAGACGGTCTCGTCAGCGTTCGTGTATGTCCGAATCAGATACGCCATGAGGGCAACGGGCTTCTGTGTCGGATGTAAAGCCGATTTCTGCTTATCGGAAGGAAAAACAAGAACCGTCCTGGGAAATCTTTCCGTGCTGTCGTAGGAGGTTAATCCATGCTCCCCGTAATTTGTTGTATTCACACAGTTTATTTTATGCGCTGCAGTACTCACCTTGCGTAGATGTCCGCTCGTCTTTTGCGGATTGTACGTTGGCTGTTTTCTGTAGAACACCAAAACCTGCTCGTGGCTACGGAGCGGCTGTTTTTTAGCATTCAAAAATCCCGTGCTGTGTGTCTTGCTCCAAATCCACTCGTACTTAAACATATCAGGATTGGACAATACACATGCTGATGAAAACGGTTGAATGGCAGTAAGAACAATCGCCGCATTTTCTTTAGCAACGCGCATATACTCGGCCCATAAAGGCGTCCAAGGGATTACGCAATCCCATTTATTTCTCGCGGTCACGCCGTATGGCAAGTCACATAGAATCATATCCACACTGCCGGGCGGGATGTCTCGCATTTTTTCCAAGCAATCACCATAAATCAGTTGCATTTGAAGTCCTGTGTTTTCATAGGGAAGTTAAGTATATAATTCCCCTTTATTTTTGGAAGCAAAGGGCGAAGCGTGGCATAATACTTGGCACGTTTTTCCTCGAACCTATCCCACGAGCGAATAAGAGAGTCCATGGCATCGCGTACAGTTTGCGGTGTCAGAAGGCCGGAATCTTCGTTTATCTTCGGCGTACTCAGCCGTCCTATTTCTCCGGCCATGGGTCAACCTCCACTTCCAGCGGTGAGTGCACTTCCCACTTAACCTTGGGATCCGGCCAGCGGCGCCGGGCTTCCTCCACACTGATTTCGTACTCTAGCGCGAGTATAGGCTGGTCGCGCAGATCCCAATAGATAGCGCGCCAGGCGGTCAGCCGCTCTACGAATTGGCCTACCCGGGTGCGCTTCATTGGTCCGCCTTCTCTCGTCTTGCTCGCTCGTTGTTCCGGGCCATGCGGGCATCCCACTGTTCTTGGGTTTCTCCCATAGCCTCGGGGCCACCGGGATCAACTCCGTATCTGCGTCGATAAGCAGGACCAGGCAACCCGTCCGCTTCGCCCCATTCATTGTCGATGTAATCGGAGATAGTTGGGATATTGCTCATGCTCTCACTCTCGGTTCCTTCATCCAAAGCTGAATCTGCGGAAGCGTGGGGTCGTATGCAGGGTTAATTAGCAAGATGCTCCCGTTGTTGTCGAGCGCGAGAATCTGATCGCGCCACGGAATCAACTGCACGATCTTCCCGTTCGGCCCGTCGCTCTGCACGTAGACTACTTTGGTTGCGGCGTCGGTTAACAAACACTGCTTGCCGGTCAGAACCTTCCAGGCTGTCTGGATTCTGCGTTTCCACTTTTTCATCATTTGCCTGCCTTCTCTGGATCCACAATATCAAACCGTTGAGGCACCAAGGCCATTCCAGCCACTGCCCTATCTAACATTTCGCGCTGCATCGCTAAAAGCATCTGATGCTTGGCGACGCATTCTGCCAGCAACTGCTTGAGCCAGCGGCCCTCGACATAGATGCCCACGTCATAGCCGCGCTTGCGCAAGGTTGGGTCTTTTGCAGCCTCTTCCTCAGCCTCGCGCATCTTGCGCTCAATCCAGTCCATCGTGTCTTTCATGTGCTGAAGGTAAAAGTCGCGGTCCTGACTGAAAATGCTCATTGTCCCCATAAGCTCGTCCTCGCTTCCTCGTCCTGCCACAATCCCCGGTCTGCAAGAAACTCGCAGTGCGCCGTCCCGGTTGGACCTTGGCGCTGCTTTGCGACGATCATCTCCGCTTTGCGGTTCTCAATCTCGTCGCTGCTCTTCGCGTAATAGCTATCGCGATGGGGGAAGATCACTACATCCGCGTCTTGCTCAACATCTCCCGATTCCCTGAGATCGCTGAGCCGGGGCCGCTTGTCGTCGCGCTTCTCATTTTCCCGGCTCAATTGATGGAGCACAACCAGCGGGACATCAAGATGGTCAGCCATCTCGCCAAGCGCACGCATAATGGCCCCAACCTCGTTCCGGCGTTCCCGGTACTTCTCCGCGCTCTTAGGTGGTACTACGTGGTTGAGTTGATCGACGATCACAAGATCCAAGTGGCCGGTAACGGTTTTCAACCGCGAGGCTTTGGCCTGCATACGCTGCACTGTCATGCCCTTCTGGTCGTCAACGTAGAGCGGCGCACCCGCAATCTGGTTCATCGCGTCTATGGCGTAACGGCGGTTTGTCTCTGTCCAGCGCCCTTCCATGATGTCGTTGAGACTGACCGAGCTACAGGCCGAAAGCAGCCGGTGGAATATTTTCTTCTTGCTCATTTCGAGTGAGAACAAAGCGACGGTCTGATCTAACTCGACGGCTGCCTTTTTTGCAAAGCTAACGGCGACCGCCGTTTTTCCAAGCGAGGGTCTGGCCGCGACTACAATCACATCCTTCCTCTGAAATCCATAAGTCAGTCTATCCAGTTCCTTGATCCCCGACGGCAGCCCCAAGCTGCGTGCGCTGTGGCGGAACACATCGTCTACCGTGGGGTAGGTATAGCCTACAAAGTCGCCAAAGGTCTCAAGCGGCGATAGGATGCCCTGCTCGGCTACCTGCTGAATCTGCTCACTGACCTCGCCCACAACATCGGCGGCATCCTCCTGCTGGTCGGCTGCGCGGGCAATCGCGGCGGAGCAGATGCCCATCAGCCGGCGCAGTTGGGCTTTATCACGAACGATGCGCGCGTACTCTTCGATGACCGGCCGGCGAGGAATGCCCTCCGTGATTCCAGCTATGAAGGCGACGCCGCCAACGGTCTCGATTTCCTTGTGGCGCGACAGTTCGTTAACCAAGGTAACGATGTCAACGGCGCGGCCCGAGTCCATCAGGTCCGTCATGCGCAGGAAGATGCGGCGGTGGGACTCATAAGCAAAATCGTCCGCCTTGATGGTTTCCCCGATGTGGGCAAAGGCGTCGTTGTCCAAGAGCACGGCTGCGAGAAGAACGCGCTCGGCGTCGATGGACGCTGGCAGTCCCGCATCTAGCGTTAGGTCTGGCACCTTGCTCACCCGTTCACCCCGCGCGCTCGACAACGAAAGCCTCAGGCGTAGATCGCTCTGTCTTTTCTCGGCCCGGTAGAGGATGCGCCTCGCACCACTCTTTGCTGGATAAGCAGAGCGGGAAAGAACCCTCTCCGTGGCAAATGTCGCAGATCAAATTGTCCTCCGGGTAAGCGCAGCAACAGCAGTCTTCTCCGCAATCGTGACCGGAGACGCCATCGCCACCGCAGTTGGGGCAATCTTCAAAGGTAAGGCTTGATCCACAGCGACCGCACTCGTATTCCACTCGCTCTCTCATTGGCTCACTTTCCCTTCCTCCGCGCTCAAAACGGTTCTTCCAACAAATCCTCGTTGCGCTTGGGTTTCTGTGGAGCATTATAGCCCTCAGCCTTACGCGCGAGTATCTGCGATCTGCGCACCGAGGCTGCCAGCTTGACCGCTTTCTCTAGCCGCGAGAGCACATCCTGGCGCGCTAGTGGATGCACCGTTTCAAGGTAGGCCAGCAGGCCCTCGTACTCGGCCACGGTCAGTGAGCCTTTACGGTTGTTGCACGCTTGGCAGGGGTAATCGAGGTTATCGAGTCCGGCCGACCCGCCGCGGCTTAGTGGCGTAGCGTGGTCGACGGCGGTCTCGGCCAGGGTAAACCAGCGGTGGCAGTAACGACATTGCAGTGCTCCGTCCTCGTTCCCTCCCATGACGCCGAGCACGTCGGTGCGGAACTGCTCCAGGTCAAACGGTGGGGGAGGGTACTTCTTCTTCTTCATCCGGTCGCACATCGACTGATAGCGCGAGCGCGTCACATCGACAAATGACGTGCGCGCCATCTTTGGGAACAAAACACGACCGGGGAGGGAGGGCTTCATCTGGTCTCCGGGAACTGCCGGATGAGAAGCTCTGCTGGAATTAACGCTGCCCCCTTAACTGGCGTCGCTGCGCTCATCTGCTTCATAAAGAATTTGCTGCCGTTCTTTGCGCATTGGGATCTAACATCTTCTGCCCATTTCTGTTTCATTGGCCTGCGACCAGACCCGCTCTCACCGCCGCAAATTACCCAGTTCGGTACGATCGACAAAAAGAAGCCGTACCCTTTGATTGTGAGCGGGCCGAGAGCAGGTTCGTAGCTAATGAAAGTCATCAACTCCCTAGAACACGCAGCACGGTAAAGGTACGGCCAGCGAAGATCATAACTGCGCTGGTCCTCTACGCTTGTCCCGAGCCAGATATTATGGGGACAGGTGAAAAGTGGAAGGTACTTGGCGTACCGTTGTGGCCTTTTAGTGAGGAGTTGCCACGTTAAATGTGGCGTCGCATGGATCAGTTCCCACAACCGCTCCCGTTGTCCATCCGGAGCCTCGTCATCCATCACGTCCGCCATGGAAGCGCAGAAGACCAAGGCGCTCTTTCCCGCTTTCTTCGCGGCTGCATCCCACGCCAGCGGCTCGGCCCAGTGCTCATCTCCGAAGGTGCGGCGCGGGTGCCCCTTCCCCCAATGCTTCCCGCCCACGCGCTTGTCGAAAGTCGCAGCGTAACAGTTGTCGCAGCCGGAAGATACCTTTGTGCAGCCCCACCAGGGGTTAAAAAGTATGGTCCGTCCACGAGATACCTGTTGACTTACCCATGACAGACCCTCCTTTCTGTTCGCAGTATTTCAGCGATTCCTAGTTCCCATGGCTAGAGTTCCTTCTGAAAAATCTCTGTGTAGGTAACGCGGAACTTAATGCCCCGCTTGCGTTTGGGAAAAATCAATAAGGGTCCTGTCTCTGGTGTGGTGCTCCTCGACCCGCAGCACATGGTAGCGCGGCAGTTTCTTTCTAGGCATGGACCGGCTCCTCTCTCGGCGTCGACGCCAGTACAGTTGCGTAACTGGTCGAGA